TTAATTTGCAAAATGCTCTTCAACCAGACATCGTCTGGTAGAGAGCGCCGCGGATTTATATCATAATCCGCGAAATGATTTTCTGTTTCGTCAGGCCAATCTATGGTAAGATCATCTTCTTCAGTTTCGAGTGTATCGGAACCAGAGAAATGATCTTCAATCCATTTAGCAACCTGACCAGTAAGAACTGGGAAATCAAGTTCTTCAATCACCAAATCCTGATGTTCTTCTATATTTAGAGTTTCATCATTCATTCGATTAAGAAGAATTTGCAGAACGACCGGCACAACCTGCCGCATCATTTCCGCAACTTTATCACTTTGAATGAAAAAGTATTTGACACCAAATCCTAACTTATGTCGAGAAGGGTAATGATCAAAAGGGATCCGAAGAAGCTTCTGAAGCTCTTCGGTTCCCCCTTTTTCCTTAATCCTCTCGATTGTTTTATCAACCTCAATTCTTGAAAGATCTGTAGTACCAGAATCATCTGGTGGCTCTACACCTCCGAAGATTGTTCGTAAAGAGATAAGCGATTTAACACTTTTGTCGTCTTCTCCATCCATGGATGGAAAAGCGACAGCTCTTAACTTACAACCTCCGAAATGTTCACCACCGGTAAATCCGGGTACAGGCAGAGATTTCAAGAAAGGTGAGATCAAGTCATGGATATATGATCGTTTGCTAAGTTCGCGTTCCTTGGAACTGAGCGAAGCATAATCAAAATTTAGACTTAATCCACCATGAGAAGTTGGGACTTTCAGAGACCTAACAGTTTTCCTCAAAGGCAACAGATTTCTACGAATAAATTCTTCGCGGATCTCTTTTGTTGCTCCAAAGTAAAACTGAGTCTCTTGAAAACAATAACCAATTGTTGCTCCAGTACGAGTTTGGCATGACACCTTTCCCGTATGGAGACACTGGCCCTCATAAAATAATTGAGAGTTAACAGTACAAAATTTGTCATCAATAAAGTTCTTTCCTAAAGATAGGGAAAGACCTACGGTGGGCGCATTTGCCCGCCACTTATTGATAACATCAATTGGTCCACAAGCAACGACATCATCACCATTAATCAGATATTTTCCGGGTTCGAAACCGGATTCTGAGACAATGAAATCGTTCAAAAAACAGAGGAGGGGGAAGCTAAGCAAACTTCCCATAAGTTGGCCAGACGATTGCTCGCCTAACTTACCTCCAGGGT